CATCAGAGCATCACCTTCGAGGAACCACCCACAACATTCACGTGGTTTGAGGATTGAAGCAACCTAAAACATATTACGATTGCAAGGGCTCACAGGCTCGTGTTCAAATCCACCAAGGGGGTACGAGGAGCGGTAAGACCTATTCGATATGCACGGCTCTAATTGAATGGGCCTGCATCAACGCTAACTCAAAGGCTGTGGTGACTGTGGTACGTAAGACATACCCATCGCTTCGTGCTTCAGTGATGCGTGACTTTTTCGAGATACTCGAAAGGGAGGGGCTGTACAGACCGGAGAAGCACAACAAGTCCGACTCCACATATCGACTCTTTGGCAACCTGTTTGAATTTATCAGCGTTGACCAACCCCAAAAAATTCGAGGACGCAAGCGTACCATTTGTTTCATCAACGAGGCGAATGAATTGACGTACGAAGATTGGCAACAGTTGATCCTGCGTACCACGGGGCGAATGATTGTGGACTATAACCCGAGTGACACTTACAGTTGGCTGTACGATCACGTCATTCCGCGTGACGATGCTGACTTCTTTCAAACCACATACAAGGACAACCCATACCTCGGGGCGGAGACAGTTGCGGAGATCGAGAGGCTGAAGGAAACTGACGACAACTATTGGCGGGTCTACGGTTTGGGTGAAAGGGGCGTGAATACGGCAAGCGTCTTTCCAAGTTGGGCGGTAGCAGAAGTTCCGGAAAGCGCAAAGCTCATTGCGTACGGAATGGATTGGGGCTTTACCAATGACCCTACGGCTTTGATCGCGGTATACCAAGCGGGACATGAACTCTACTTGGATGAGTTGCTGTACGAGACAGGTCTGACGAACCAAGACATAGGCGCAAGGCTCGAAACATTGATACCTCAAACACGTGACCCGATCATTGCTGACAGTAGTGAACCCAAGAGCATCGAGGAGCTACACCGCATGGGGTGGAATGTGAAACCGTCAAAGAAAGGGCCGGACAGTATTCGGGTGGGCATTGACATCATGAAAAGGCACAAACTCCATGCGTCCAAACGAAGCACGAACCTCCACAAGGAGCTGACGAACTATCAATGGGAGACGGATCGCAATAACCGTCAACTCAACAAACCAAGAGACATCAACAACCACGCGATTGATGCAGTCCGATACGTTTGCATCAACAGAATCGGAACACCTTACTCCGGCAAATACTTCATCACATGAAACTCACCATACCCGACAAGCTATCAGACATCACACTTGCCCAATTTCGACAGATTGAAAAGCTCGACGATTCGGGCGACCTATATTGGGTACGGACGGCATTGAGCATACTTACGGAGCTTGAGCCGGATCAAATCGACTTGCTGTCAGTGGATGACATGGAAAGGATCGGGGACATACTTGGTCGACTGTTCACTTACGATGACGATGAGGTACCCTTGCAGAACATCATTGAATACCAAGGACAGACCTATGGCTTCCATCCAAACCTGACGAACATCACGGTAGGGGAATGGGCAGACCTTGAGCAGTTGCTTGACAAGGGGTGGCTCGAAAACATGGGGGCTGTTCTTTCCATCTTATACAGACCGGTGACGATTCAGACGAAGCATGAATACAAGATTGCTCCGTACGTAGGTTACGGAGAGAAGGCAGAAGAGGTTTGGGCTGACCTCACGATGGACGTAGTACTCGGGGCGGTCGCTTTTTTTTTGCATACCGCAAGCGTGTTAGCAATCGCTTTCAGCAGCTCTTCGATGGACAAGGCGGAGGCTCGGCTCTCTCCGACAAGTGGGGGTGGTACGCTATTTTCCACTCTTTGGCGCAAGGTGACCCGCTCAAAATAGATGCGGTCACGGAGCTGAAAATGGAACAGGCGTTCACATACTTATGCTATGAACAGGACAAGAACCGTGAGAAGCGGGGACCCGAAATGCCGACCAAATGAATATCAGCTACAAGGACATCATGGACGACATCGCCTACATCGCCAAGGAGCATGAGGAGGTGCGTAAATTCATTACGGGGCCGATCAGTGAAATGGACATCGGCAAGCTCGACTCCGCAGATTACCCGTTTTGCTATGCTGAATGTACCAACGTGAGCATTGATCGGGGAGCAATGACATTCGACATCGACATCGTGGTGGCTCAACTGATCCAAGATGACTTTGCAGATAGGACGGATGCGTACGACTCTACCCTGCTGATGCTCAAAGACATTTGCATCGCTGTCTTACTTCGGCAGTCAAGCACATCGCTGACAAGTCAGCTAACGAACCGGATTGATTTGCAACTCCCCTTGGATTGCGTACCCTTCACGGCTCGCTTTGAGAACGATCTAACAGGTTGGCAGTCGACGATTACCATTGTGGCTGATTCGGACAATGACCTTTGTGACGCTCCATACACATGAGCAAGATCACCCTGACCTTTGGGGGCAAGAAGTTCAATGCTGTGCAGACTCGCAAAGAGCTTGTGAAATTCGGGAACCAGTGGCTCGGCAATGCTCGTCGCTCTTTGACCGCATCCGGATCGAAGGCTACGGGTACACTCTACAATAGTTTACCGGACGAACCTCGCGTCTTTCAAGATGGCAGAACCTTCGGAGTTGACATCACACCGGAGGCGGACTATTGGGAGTACGTAGACAAAGGTGTACAGGGGGCGAAGCAGAACATCTTTCCAAGACAAAGCGAAAGCCCATTTAAGTTCACCAAGTACCCACCCGCAGGGGCTATAGACAGATGGATGACCACGAAGGGGATCAGCCCAAGGGATGCAGGTGGCAGGTTCGTGGGACGTAAGAGCATTGGTTTTTTGATACGTCGAGCTATCTATACTCGGGGGCTGAAGCCAAGGCTTTTCATCACGGGGACAAAGGAGAGAATAAAAAAGAAAGCAATACTCGGCATCGCACGGGGCGTGTCAGCAGACATCGCCAATGCTATGCGACAAATGATTACCGATGGCAATAACGCTTGAACAACAACCCCCCACAACTGACCCGCAGGCCGCTTACGCACCCATTGTGTACATGGTCAGCAGTAGCTTGGTGTCGTCGGACAAGTTTCGCTTTGTATGTGATGTTACGATAGCAGGAACAAGGAGGGCACGACTCAAGGTGCTTCCCAATTCAAACAACATCGGTGTTTTCCGCGTGGACAAGATCATTGCACAATACCTTGAGATAACCACGGAAGACCCCGCTAATGCCAACGAGAGCATTTGGACGGTGGGACTTAACGATACGGCGGACATCATTACGACAAGCAATGGCTCTAATTACTTGACCGTACTGATTGAATTTGGAGAAGAGCGTGCAACTTCAGCAGAGGCTGACCCTACGGTGACGATGGATAGCACAGATACCTTCGTGCGGGTACTTCCTGCGGCTCGGACATATACAGGCATGGGCAATGTAGCATGGGACGAAGGAGGGAGCTACAACAGTGTGGCAGGCGATGACATATTTTTAACCGACTTGAGACCCATTTCAGCAGGGAAAAGGATGCTCACTACCCTGCCGGAACTTGGTGCTGTATCGGCAGGGACAGGAACAGCAGGCCTTGCGGTGCTCGAAACAGATGTGACCTACGAGGACTACCGAAGCTATGGATGTTTGCTCGATGGCACAGGCTTCACAATGGCGGGAAGCTATTACCTCATCATTGACGTAACCAACACCTCCGGCACCACAACACGGTACTCATATTTCACCAACTCGTTCGGAGGCGTTACACCAAGCTCGGCAGACACGGATGCGAAGCGGTTACAGTATTTTGGACTTGGACCTGCTAATTTGGAGGAAAGCGCCATAAACATCGGATCGGATTTCACCAACAAGACGGTGGATTTCTACGAGGCTTTTCTTTCAAGTTCCGCCGACCCCGGCAATGGCTCGGTCATCAAATCAATGCCGATACGATTCAACATGGTTGATGCTGATTGCATGTACAGTTCGGATTCTTTGGGATCAATTATGCCGCGAGCAGGGAGGTTCAACAAGGTGACGTTGGCATGGCAGAACTCGGTCGGGGGCTACGACTACTTCAGTTTCACCAAGAGGCACGACAGGACTGTCAAAGACGTAAAGCGCAAATCCTTCACGATGCTCGCAGGCAACTATGACTCCGCCTCTGCGTCCGTTGACTTTGTGCAGAAGCCTTGGGAGGGGGGAAAGACCATTACCAATGTATCGGCTCGACAAGAGATACGTGCTAACACAGACATCTTTGACGAGGGGATGCTGAATTACCTCGAAGGACTCATACTCTCTCCACGGGTCTACATGATGACCTATAACGAGAAAACAGGGGGCGTACCCGTAGTGATCACAGACAGTTCTTTCCTTCACAAGACAAATGTGAATGAGAGGGGGTGCTATACGGTGAGCGTGACCTTTGAATTTGCAAGAGAAAGGGAGACAGTAGCATGATACAATTACTCGTCAAAGGACAGGAGGACACACGACAGACACAGCTCGATCTCGCGAACCCCGGTGAGCTTTCTTTGAGCTTCGAGGCTACGGACTTCAAGAGTTTGAGCTCTCGCAAGGCATCATTTAGCAAGACGTTCACTCTACCCAATTCCGATACGAACGGACAGTTCTTTGGACACTATTTTGACGTGACGGCAGGAAAAATGCCCGGAGGATCGGGCACCAATGTTTTCGACGCACGATTCAAGGCAGAGGCAGAGATACGTGTGGACGGAGCACCCATCTTGCAGGGCTACCTTCAACTCAAAAGCTACAATTCAAAAAGCGACACATTTACCGCTATCGTTTTCGGTGACGAGGCCAACCTTTTCCAAGACCTCGGCAGTCGCAAGGTGAACGACATACTCATCAATGACAACGGAACACTTGACCAAGTACTCGATCACCAACTTGATCCGGTTACTGTGGTTAACAGTTTCGATGACACCAATGACATCACCGCAGGAAGCGCAGGTGCAGGCACCGTCATATACCCAATAGCTGACTACGGAAACGTTGGCGAAAATGGCTTTCTATACGGGGAAACGGCTACTGGCTCGGTGGCAGGCGTGTTTGCTACCGACTTCCTGAACAGTTACAACTTCCGACCCGCAATCAAAGTTGACTACCTGTTCCGCAGAATCTTGAGCAGGGCAGGGTACTCTCTTGCAAGCAACTCATTTTTGTCCTCGGATGCTTGGACGAAGCTCTACATGACAATGGGCGGGGGGGCAAGTCCGATCACGAATGGCATGGGGGGCATGGTGGTTTGCAGTGATCAAACAGACATCGTGACCCTCACTTACGATGCGGCAAGCACGTTTATTGCATTCAACCAAGAAAGTGGCCCGGGCATAAACAACAACCCGCTTTTCACCTACGACCTCGCAAACAATTACGACCCCAACACTTTCACATACACCGTACCGGGTGACGGAGTATACGTAGGGCAGGTTGTGATGACCTTTGACACGTCATCAGCAGGCGGGGGTACACCCCAAACAGAGGGCTATTGTTTTGTATTCATTCTCGGATGCAACGGCTTGCCACAAATGAGCTTCAATGTACCCAACTCATCTGACCCACTTACAATTACATTCCCATTTGAGGCTGAATGCGAAGCGGGGCAGGAGCTTCAGGTTGTGTTGCAGTACAATCTGCAGATCATTTCGGGCGTACTGAAACTCAAGGGCGAGGGCTCTTACTGGGCTATTACAGGGGCAAGTACACAGACGGGACTTGTGCTGATGCAACAGAACCTACCGAAGATCTCCCAAGCGAGTTTTGTCAAAGACCTCGTGCAACGGTTCAACATGTGCATCATCGCGGACAGAGACAACCCGCGTCTACTCAACATCGAACCGTACCAAACGTATTTTGATTCCGATACCTCCGTCACAGATTGGACACAGAAGCTTGACGTTGATCAAGCAGAGGTACTTGAACCAACGGTAGGTTTGATGACTCGTACCATCAATTTCAAAGATGCTAACGACCCCGCCTACTTCAATGCTTTAACCCAACAAAATACAGGCTCGACTCTTGGGGCATTCTTTGATGAAAGGACAGAGGCTTTTGTGCAGGGTGAACTTAAAAACGACCCCGTGTTTGCTCCTTACAACGTGGCTCCAATACCATCGAGTGACGTAGACGCGAATGCTTTAGCAGGGGTAAATGACCCGGAGCTTTTGATTGGCAGGGAATTTTCACTTGACGGGACACCACCGACAGAGAACAAGCCCAAGCTCATGTACTACAATGGGCTTCGCACAATCAATTCCGGCTACCAAATTAAGGTAGACACAGTGGCCTCAACTACATACCCAAACTTCCTGCCGTATTTGGGAACCAATGGCTTTCTGCTCTCAAACAGTCCGGTCTTGCAGTGGGACAATGGCACCCCACTCAACATCCCGCTTTCGCTTCAGTACGGAGGCACAAATTCAAACAATGGTTACTACTCTGCATATTGGGCTGAATTTCTCCGAACCATCTATGACCAAGAGGCTCGACTATACACCGCCAATTTCTACTTGGAGGCAGGTGACATTTACAACTTCGCCTTTAGCAATCGAATACAGGTACGCAACCAACAGTTCCGAGTAATTAAGATACAGGACTACCAACCGTATTCGGGCGGAACCTGTAAGGTCACGATGCTCAAACTACTTGAGCCAAGGGCAGGAATTACAACGCCACCTGTCCTAACACCGGGCGGACAACCTTTTGAGGACTTGTGCGCCTTGACGGTAGTGGGTACAAGCGTAAGTGGCGAGGTACAGTTCGAGGACAGCTCCGGTGCATCGGCATCGGCTACCGAGGCTTGTTGCGTGTTGAATGGCTACCATTGGACAGGATCGCTTTGCATTGACCCGTCGAGACTTGGGGCTACTCCGCAAACAGTATTGGGTGGTGGCATCGGCAGTAGTATGCCCACCAACTTGACAAGCGGACTTTCAAGCAGGACAAATCGCTTGGCATACAGTAGGTTCCAACACCTCGCGGGACAAATCGCTACATCCGCAATAAACCCAATCGGGTTCACGAATGGACAGAACAAAAGCTTCGTTTACCAATGTACATCGGTGGGCACTACGCTTACGGAGGCCAACCTGTCAGGGGACGTTGCTGAAGACGGCACTTTGTTTGTCCCCTTGAATTGCTCCGCAAGCATTATAGTCGAAGCTACAAGCGTACAGATCAATCAATACGGAAGCAAGGCGGGGGATGTGGGCAGTACAAGTTTTCGCAAGTTCGCTTTCATCGCCAAGAATTTCAACAGTGTCATCACGGTCACCTCGACAGGTGAG